TCTGTACCCCTGACTGTGAACTCTCCCTGCATAACGCCGCCTGATTGCCCCATGCCCTCAAGTAGTCGGTTAGTGCGCATATTGGATACAACTTGCGAACCACGCGGAATATTGACAAGCTCCGGCCCTTTCTCACCGACAAGCGCCATACCACCGGGCGCAAAGGCAGTGCCGCGCGCGAATCCATTAACGCCGATTTTGGAAATCAGGTTTGTAAATAGCACACTCGCCACCGATCCGGCCGCTGCTCCTGCTGCAATATTGAACGGGAACGGTACAGATGTCAACGCCTTTGATACTGCACTTGCTACGCCCTGCTGAATGTATGAGCGTATTATTTTCAGTCCGGCTGATATTGCCGCTTGTGCAAGTTCGCGCATGGATGTTGCACCTTCGGATGCGCTTTGAGCCATCGCATTGGCAATACCAAGCACGGTATTTTCAATCATCGTGCCCTGCTCTGAAATCAGTTCAGCGGTGGTTGTGAATGCCTCTCCGAACTTCAGCGTGCCTTCTGTAAGCCCTTGAGTAATCTCTGAAATGCGCGTGTAGTAATCATCCAGCGGCTTTGTGTCAACCTGCGATATAACAGGCAGCATTCCCGCACCTTCACTTTGTACGCCCGTTGGCGTTGGTAGTGTCGGGATGGTCGGTATTGTGCCAAATTCGCTATACAGCCCTTTCAGTTGCGCCTTAAGATTTTCAACCTCTGCTGATGTGGGGCTGAATCCTGCATCAATCAGGCGCTTCAGTCCTTTCTCAATCGTTTCTGCCTGTTGTACAATGTCCTCCGCACCAAGTGCATTCTGATAGTCTTTTTCAGCCTGAATATCTGCCTGGACTTCTTTGTAAACATCTTTCAGGCGATTTGCCGCTGCAATGGCCGCTTCTGATGCCTGTGTCTTTTTGGCATTGGCGGCTGTCGCTGCATTTGCGGATTCTGTTTGAGCATTTGCGGCTGCCTGTGCAGATATGCGTTCTGCTGCATTTGAATCTACCAATTTTTTTATCTGCTCAATTTGAGCATCTGTAACCGCAAGTTGCTGCTTAAGAATATCCAGGTTTCCCTGTGCAGTAATTGACAATGCAGATGCCGCCGCGAATCCTCCCTGCGATTCTGTTTCCTTTGCGCGGTTTAAAGAGTTTTGAGCGGCCTCAACCGCTTTTAACTGTTTTTCTCTCTGTTTATCAAGTTCAATCAACTTGCTTTCGGCATTCTTCGCGCGTGCCGCCTTCAGGATGCTATCAGCATATCCTTCATAAGCCGTTTTTAACTTGTCAACTGTTGCTGTTTCAACTGTTAATTGCCCGAAGTATGCCGGATTGATTGCCTTTAATTCATTCAGCGCCTCGATCTTGTCCTCTCTTTTCGCATTCTCATCCGTGAGTATCTTGATAAGCGATTCAACCTGTGCGCGCTCTCCGGCTGTTTCTGCCTTCGCCTGTGCTGTCAGATCGTTCACCATCTGCATTGCTTTTTCAGTCGCTGTAAGTTGGCGGTTAAATAGTCCGAACTCGTTTGCAAGCGCTGTGACGGCTACAATGATGCCTATGCCGATAAATGCCTGCATTGACAGGCTAAGTGCAAGGAACGCCGTTCTGACTTGTCCGGCCCACGTCACAAGCGCACCCATGCCTTTCACCAGGCTACCCCATCCTGACACCACCAAAGAAGAAACCAGCTGGATAGAACTTAATACTTTGGCTATTGGCCCGATGGCTATTAAGAACGCGCCAAAGTATGCAATGGCTGTTTTGGTAGCTGAATTGAGACTATCAAACGCGGCGGCTGCGTCTGTGATAAACTTTGCGAACTTTTCTAAGCCGCCCTTAATATCAAACGCATCGTTAATGGCCAATCCCACCTTACCAAGTGCGATTTTAACCGCATCCATCGCGTTCTCAATGTTGTTCTTGATGCCCGATTTGACACGTGGAAGTTCGGCGGCGGCTGCTGTGATGCCGGCAACAAATTCTTTTGCGCCGATACCCATATCCCTAATGCCCTCAACTGATTGCGTGCCAAAGGCTTTTTGCATCAGTTGGGCAATATTGGGCATGGATTCCGATATGACGCTGATGTCCTCCTGAAGAACACGCCCTTTGGAAATCATCTGCGTAAATTGCCGCGTCACATTGTCAAACTCCTGTGCTGTGCCTCCGGTGGATGCAATGGCATTACCGAGTTGCTTGATGATCTCCCGTGCGTCATTGGCTGCAATGCCTACGCCTTGCAATCGGATGGAAGCGCCGACTGCTTGCTCAAGTCCTAAACCTGGATTCTCTGCAATCTTCTGAAGTTTCTCAAGCTCCGCACCTGCCTTCTCCGCGCTACCCAACTGCGACTGTAATGCAAGGGTAAGGCTTTCCAAATCTCCGGCGGCCTTGATGGCAGCGCCACCGAATAAACCAAGCGGAGCGGACAATGATAGCGTTAAGTCAGAGCCTATGCGGGATAGTTTTTCACCAGAGCGCCGTAGCGCCTTTTCGGTGGCTGCTAAAGTTTTTTCATCGAAAATTACGCCCAGCCTGACGTTTAGTGCTACTGCTTTAGATGCCATCTTTGTTTAGTTTAGCCTCCATGTAACGGGCGTAAAGTTCGGGGTTGGTTTTTTTCAGGATTTCATCTGCATCGCGGTCGAATTGGTCAAACTCTTCACGCTCCTTGTCGTTCATTTGTGAGCGTGTTTTCAGGTGTGACTTGATCGGGGCATCCCAACTGAACGGAAGCAAATCAGCAGGCTTTTTTATCTGCTTCTTTGAATCTACCGTCTTTGCCATGATGTAGGCCACAAAACGCGTTTGCTCCCATCCGTTTTTAAACTGCTCAAAGTGCGCTTCTTGTCGGTACTTGAAATAGGCAGGTGTTGACAGGTAGAACTCTTCCTCATCCATGCCTATTTTGGCTGCCTGCCTTAACAAGTCATGCCAATTGATTCTTACGCCCGTTTCTGCTTTGTCGGCTTCGCCGGGCTGTTCGCGTTTCCCGCGTCCTGTTGCGGGAATGAATCCTGAAACATCTGCATCATTTCAGCGATGGATTCGTTATCCAACCAGTCCGCAAGATCATCCTCCGTGAAGTCGGGCAACTTCTTGAATTGCCTGTAACCGCACGTGATGCCCGCATATATCAGGTCTGCCACCACCGACAATCGAGGCGCTCCGCCGGACATCGCTTGAAAGTCCTCTATTGCGGATCGCCCCGTTTTGCGTTCGTATTGAATCAAAGCACCCATGCCAAACTTGACCGGGTGCATTTTGCCGTTTAACTTGATTTGCGACATTTAGTGATGATTGATGTGATGGATTATGATATATTGGCCTGCGTCAAAGCGCCTGTTCCCTGGAACTCCGCAGAGAATGTGACGGCTTCATCATTGCCGGAGGACTGGATTTGCAGGGATGATACATAGCCGCTTCCGCTGTACTTTGCATCGCCCGTTGTGCCTGTTTGGAACACAAGCGCAACCGATGTCTGGTTTGTCCATGCGGTAAACAGTTCCTCCGCGCCATTGGTGGCTGCGAAGTCCACGTTTCCAGTTACGGATGCTGTCCATGACTTTGCGCCTGGCAGAAATTCAGAAACCGCGCTGCTGTCTTTGCAGGTAGTTTCAAACATATTCGTGGAAGTTGAGATGGAAGCGTCCACCTGACAGGTAATTGCAGCGGGCGTTGCTCCTGTGTAGAGCTTCATGTTTTTTGCTAATACCGTAGCCATGATTTAGTCGTTGTTTTTGTTGTTGAAGATGCGCCGCGCCTGTTGCTTTGGCGTTGTGTCGTTTGTATTCAAATCAGCCTCAATAGACGCGATGAATTGCGGTGTGGCTGTGATTGTCATATTTTCAGCGAGTGGAACACACAGATTTTCCACCTGTGCGCCGAGCGGATATTTGCGCGCCCGTGTGTCATCAGGCACTTGCTTTGCCGTTCCATTAGTCAGGAGCGGCTGTGCGTCACCCGGTGCCACATCAAGCACCGTACCCGCTCCCCAATTTTCGTAATCCTTTAAAAGTTGTATTTTCATGGTGTTGTCTTTTTATGTGATGCCTTTCTTGTCGGCCTCTGAATTAACGCGCCTTGATAGCAGGCTTACAATGTTTTGAAGCGTTGCATCTCCTGCTGCCGCTATTGAATCCTCCACGAATTTCTGTCCGGTGCGTACTTTGCCATTGCTCATTTTGACGTTGTTATTCACCATGTGAACATAGTAACCATCAACTGTTCTGCCTCCCAATAATGGCCCGATAATAACGCCGGACTTCATGCGCCGGAAATTCAATATCCGGTATGCTTTGCGAAGGTTGCCAGGTCGGTAAGTTGCCAGTTTAACACCGAATCCTTTAGGCATCCGCTTTCCCTTCTTTTTTATACGCTTGTATCTGCTGTGCGGCTTCGATCCCACCGGAACACGGCCTTTGAGCGCTGCAACCAACAACCCGCCCGCCTCTTTTATGTCGTTCTTTGCATCTCGCTGCACATCCTTTGACATCCTGCGAAGTTTGCCATCAAGCAAGTTTATTTCCTGCTGTAGCCTCGCATCCATTAGTTAGCAGTTATGAACTGATAAACAGATGTGCGTGAAACAAACAGTACATCCTCGTCCATGCCATCAGTAGATGAAATGTATTTGCATCCCTCGACCGTTACACCTCCGGCTGTGCCTGTAACAAAGTCAAGCGCATTCCTTACTGCCACATCTACATTATCCAGCGCTCCGTATGCGTTTAGCCCCTGCTTCGCTTCAGCCCAATATGTAAAGGTCACGGTCGCTGTGTCGTGGTCGCTTTTCCTGTCTTTCTGATTGTCAGTCGGTGCATTGGACACCGTGAAGACAATGGCAGGATAAGTGGCATCTTCAGGGATAAACACTGGATAAATACGAGTGCCAACAAGCGCCGTGACGGCTGCTGTTGCGCTTAATTTGGCGTAAACGTATTGACCTACTTTCATCAGTCGTGCCTTTGTGCTGTAATTAACAGCGATTGCCTGAAGTCAGGCTTTTGAATGTACATTATATCAAACAGATCGCCTTCAAAGTTGATCCTCATTTTCTCGTTTAGTCCGTCACGATATGCAATATCAAATGTGACGGCTGTTTGTGTGGTAGGCCTGTCCGCCATCATCTCATCTGCATTGCCTCCCATCTTGTACGTAACCTTTGCCCACACTTCAGTATATCGTGTCCAGGTCAATAGTTCCTGTCCGGATGTTCCGCGTGACGTTGTAGGCTGCTCAAACATGATTCTGTGCCGCCTTTCGCCTATTTGTGTCTGCTTCGCCATAAGTTGTTATATCCAGCGCCTAAGCGGTTGAAGCAAAACATCTGACATACTGAACTCCGTTTCGCGGCTGTCCTCCCTGTTGGTGTATGCTCTGCCAATGCGGGAAAGGATACCAAGTCGCACGGTGTCAGGTATATTGATTGAACTTGTGCCATATCCGGCTGTGTACGTGATTGTCACAGCGTCCGGCCTGATTTGCACATCTGAAGGGTAACTGTAATTTACTTTTGGCATGACAGTTGCGCCGCCTGATGTGACCTTTACATCGTACTGGTTCGATGGCCATGTAGTAAGCGTGCCAGAACTGTTGTAGTATTCAATCGCAGATACTGACTGAATAGGAACAAGCCCGGCCAAAGTCATAGGCCGAAGGCTGTCATACGGGAATTGCTTATGACATTCAGATACGACCTTGTTAAGAAGAGCAACCTGATACGACCTTTCAATCAGATCGCATTGCCCGCGAATTAACAGCATCAGATACTCATCATCATGGCGCAAATCATCCATGCGAAGTTGCGCCCTGGCATCCTCGATGGCAACAGGCAATTCCTCGCTGATAGTTTCAGCATTAACCGTGTAGCCTGTGTAGTACGGGCTGTGTGTGGTATTGTAGTCTGATGCTATCATGTGATGTAGATTATTGTTCCTTTGGTTGCGCTGTCGTGTGCTGCTCCTGCACGATAAGCGGTTTTACCAGCGGCTATTGCGGCATCGTTTGAATTGTATTCAGGTAACGAGCCTAAGATAGCATTAATGGTTGTCCAACTTGTATCGTAATCAGTTGATGTGTCCTTTACTATCAGCTGCCCTGCTGTTCCTCCGGATGGCACACCAGCGCCCACCATAGACACAGGGAACTGAACCGTGATGTTAGAGGAGTTGAGTGTAACCTGAATATCTGCCATCGCTTAGATTATGCCGTGATTTTATCAATCAGCGTGATGGTAGCCCGAAAGAGGACATACACCACGCCGGATGACAGGGTTAATTTCAGGTCGGTATTCAGCACGTTTGAAATTGGCAGCGTTCCGGTACCTACCGCTTCAGGACTGATTGTCAATTGCCCTTGTGTCGGATTGGTCAGTGAAATGCCTGCATTTGCTGTGGTTGTGAGCGTTAATAACACGCTACCGGACGCGCTCTTTATCTGCATGGTAGCAGTTGCACCTGTAAGGTTTACAGGCGTGCCGTTAGTATCCTCCACAGTAACCGTGAAGGCAGTTGTCCGGCCTCGATACCATTCAAGCGCCACATAGGGCGGTCGAAGAGATAGAAGTTGCGCGTCCGTTGTAGCCATGTGTTATTTCTTACGCTTTTCGCTTGTCGGTGGAAGTCCGGCCGCACGTTCTACTTTGGGCTGCTCTTCTTGTAACGCGATGGCAAGGCCACCACGAATGAGGGAAAGCGCAAGGTTGGCAGGCATATTAACTTCCTGCCCTTTACCGTAACTGAACGATTGCTTTGTGTCCGGATCGTTACCGACAAGCGATTCAAGAATACGTACCTTCATCATGCAGTAATCAGGTACTTAACCGCTGCCGTGTTGATAAGTTCACCATCAAAGCGCATCCATCCCTGGAAGCCGACAAGTCCGTTTTCAGAGTACAGTTCATCGCGGCGGGCGATAATCATATCCTGAACAATGCGGACAATGTACTTGCTGAAATCACCAGCGAGGATCAGTTTGGATGCTGTGTTGATGGTGCTGTCCATATCCTGATTGATATAGAAACGCGTTCCGTCAATTGTGTCAGGCTGTCCTGCCACGTATGATGGCATCCAAAGCGGGCGGTTTTGGCTGTCAACAAGCTTCTTGAATGCAAGGAGTACGGTATCATGGAACATAAAGCCAAAGTTCGGACTGTTGCGGTATGCCGGATCAATGCTGTGTTTCAGGTCAAGTACCTCAAGGTACGTGAAGGCTGTTGCAGACGCGGTTGTCTTACCGAGCGTGGAAGCAGTCACGATGCCGTTTGGATCGCCGGAGCCGTCACCTGTGGTACACTCCTGATTCAGGATGCGACCGAATCTCGGAGCAAAAGCATTGCGCACTTCCTGTTCAATGTTGTACGCATTGTCCTGAAGCAACTCATAGGACACCTTTACGAGCGTGCCGTACTTGTATGCGTCAAGCTGCTTTTGGCCGAATGTCAAGTCTTGCACGGTGAAAGATGCTGCCTCACCAACCTTTACAGCTTTGGTGGTGGTGTCATCTTCAGTTGGCCAGTACAGAGTGCTACCTGTTGCGGTGCGAAGCACACGGCACGCCTGCAAAATGCCGCTGTAGTCAAGCATTGCGCGCTCGATTTCGGGCTGCCACTCATCAGGAACCAGGTAGCCACCGAGTGAATCAGTTCCTACAAGTTGGTTTGACGTTCCGCGCTTTTCAATCAGGATACTGCGCGTTTCGTTGTCCAGGTTACCCCAGCCTCTACGCAGGAAATCCGTGTAGGCGCTGCGATAATCGCGCTCTTTGCCATTGTCGGCTGCCTTTGGCGCATTCTCAAATTTGGCTTTGACGTTGCGCGCCTCAAGCGCCTCAACCGCTTCATTTGCCTGAATAGACGCTGTGAGTGCTGCCTCATCAGCCTCCATCTTGCGCCATGATGTAAGTTCTTCCTCACTCATAGCACGCCCTTCTGTGGCTGCTTTGGTGGCGGTCGCTTTCATCTGTTCGACAATCCGCGCCCGTGAATCGTAAAGGGTTTGAATACCAGTTACCATTAGTTAGTTTGTTTGCGTTGAAAGATAGCTGCCTTCCGGTCAAGAGCGCGGATTAGCAGATTGTAAGTTTCTGTAAGTTCGGCATTAACCGACCTCTGACTTTCAGTTGTGCTTAGCGCCTGTATAGCCGCTGCAAGTGTTGCAACAAGCGCTGTATTTTCATCGGCGCGCGCATTCAAAAGCGCTGCCAGGTCATTGGCTGCTGACAAATCAGGATTGACTGATGCAATCATGGTCATTTTGTCGGCATAGCCTTTGAGTTCGGATACGGATTCATTCAGGCATTCAATCGTGCCTGTGATTGCCTCAATAGCCTGTGCCTTCGGTGGCATTTCTTCGTAACCTTCGCCGTTGCGCTTTGCCATCTCCAGCGACCGCATCGCAACTGATGTATCTGGATTGGCAGGATAGGTAACGGGCGAAGCATCAAACACGCGCTTTACTTTGGTAATTACCCGATGCTCTTTGCCGTCTTTCATTCGCCACTCATCGCCGACCGACATACCCGCCTCATTGCGGGCGATTTGAAATGACCACGAACTTTGATCTATGTCACCGCGCTTGAGCGCTTCAATGAGATTCTGCCCGGTGGGGCTGTCCGGTATGGATGCCCTGTACCACATTCCTGTTTCGTCCGTTCCAACTGTGGCCGTTCCTGACTTCGTGCGACCAATAATCAGATTAGGATCGTGGTTAAACAGGATGCGAACATCTGACATATCAGCCTCTGAAAGTGCAGAGCGCTGTATTTCCTCGGTAAAGTATCCCATGTCATACGACTTACCCCACTTCAGCGCATAGCCAAAAACAGATGGTTTGCCGTCCTCCGTCATCCGGATTTCCACGCCTTCGGCAAAGGATCGTATTTCAGGCTGTAGCGCTTGCTTGCTGTTGTCCATTGTCTTGTATGTTGTCAGCCTGCACTACGTCCGGCTGTTCGTTATTCAAAGTAGGGTTGTACACGGTGTCACCCGATGTCACCGGATTCATATTCTCCAGCCTCCGCACTTCGTTAGGTGTCATCCATCCGGGCGTGGAAACAGAACCGAGCGCACGGGCGAAGTATTCAGAGCGCGATTTAGTGTCACCACGAAGCAGGGCATCAACGTTGAAGCGGAAGAACATCCTGTTTTTCTCTGATTCAAACAGCAACTTCCTGTTGAGTTCCTGCTCCCAATTTTTAAGCCAAGGGCGCAAGGTGTCGCGCACGAACTCAAGGCTCTGATGTTCGATGTTGTTATTTGTGGAGCGCTCAAGGTCGCCGACCATGTGCGGCGGTATGCGGTATATCCGGCAAACATCATGCAGCGATAACTTTGCTGTTTCAATGAACATGGCATCGGCTGGCTTCAGCGTCAATGGTACAAACTCCATACCCGCCTCCAGTACAGGCGTTTTTCCTGCATTGTCGCGGCCTGTGTACCTGCTCTGCCAACTGTCACGCAGATTTTGTGCCTGATCGGGTGCAAGTCTGCCAGGGTGTTTCAAATAGCCATTAATCAAAGTGCCGTTTTTCCACAGGCTGCCCTGTGTCTGCGTAGTGGCTATACCAAGTCCTACATTCTCCCTGAATAGGGTAATAGGGGATTTGCCCTCAATGCCGTTTGAACTGATGCCTTTGACGTGGATAATATCACGTGCGCGCACGGGAAGGCTACGCTCTACATAACCACCTGCTGTACTGCGTTGGTCAAATATGCGATACCAAAGGCGGCCTTCAGGATCAAGTTCAGGCTTTACCCAGTTAGGGTTTTCAATAATGCGTAGTTCAACCGGGCGGCGGTTGCCATCCCTGATGATGTCAGCATAGAAGTTGCCATGAAGTGCAAGGTGCAGCATAGCAGTTGACCGAAAATCAAATGATGTGTACAACTCTGAAGGCTCCGCGCCTATCAGTCGTGTGCGTGTGTCATTTGACAATTCGTTAACAACTTCACCCGTATCTATGTAAAGTGCTACAGGAAGCGATGCGACTGATTCAGAAAGAATCTTTGCGCACGCAAATACACCCGCGTGTGTCAGGGCTGTTTCCCCGTTCACATTTACGCCTGAACGGGTAGGCTTTCCACCCATCCACGTGTACATCCATTCTGCTGGATGCGATAGGCTGTTGCGTTTTTCGCTTTGAAATATGCCGCGTATCTGTGAGATAATACCCATTGCAATACAAAGGTATCGGATATGCAAGGCGGCAAATAAAAAACATGATGAAAATAAAAAGCCCACCTGATTAATCAAGTGAGCCGGAACCAAAATAACATGAAACGATCTCTATTTTTTGGGCTTAGCTTTTCGTTTGTTGTACCTGGCTTTGTAGTTGTGGAAGTGCATGAAGTTTTTAAAGATTCTCATGCCGTGTTTTTTCGCAAACTCAAATTCAGCCACTTCATACGTTTCCTGATAAGTCGCTGAAACTTCATGCAAGGTATGAAACAATTGTAAAAACCCCTCAAAGTTTTCACGCCTGAAGTCACGATATTCATCATACATAGAAAAGTCCTGTTTGGCTGTAAACTTCCGGTTGTGGATTCTTCAGGTATTCACCGAGTGCAATGATAGCAGCTACAATGCCGTCAATCTTTGCTCCGCGCGTTTCCTTCATCTTCCTGATCTTCAAGTTTTCGTTAAAATCATAATACGGCACACAATTCTGTAGCATCCATCGAAGCACCGGATTGCCTCCGTGATTCAAACGCGCATTCCGGACAATTCGCTCAAATTCCTTGCTCGGTGGGGACATATTCATAATTCCCTGACTAAATTTATCCATAGGCAGCCCGTCTGCCTCCAGTTTTGATATTGTCTGCCATGCGTTGTGTGGGTCATAGCCTATTGAGCGGATGTCGTACAGGCTCCGCAATCGGTGTACTTCGGCTGTCAGGTAGTCGTAATCCGTCACGTTTCCGGGCGTTACCGTTACAAGTCCATCCTTTTGCCACCGCACAATGTCCGGCAAATCGCGTGATCTGATTTTCAGCACCTCTTCAGGAATCCAAAAGTGCGGGATAATGATGTAGTGGTCATCGTCCGAAACAGGCGGGAAGAGGACAACAAGCGCTGTGAAGTCGGACACGGCGGCAAAGTCAATACCTGCGTAACATTCGCGGCCCTGTAGTTCGGCGTGGTTAATCTCATTTGGGCACGCCTGCCAAAGTTCATCGGGTATCCACACTTCAGAAACGCCTACAGGCAGATTCAGGTTTTTTGTTTTGAACTCTACCTCCGACCTACCTCCCTCGTTTAGCGCTTTGGTGTACTCGGACTCCATGAACTCCCATGTGGGCGTAGTTCCTATTTGCGGGTTTGCTTTTACCCACGATGTTTTGTCGTTCCAGTCATCACCATCATCCAGCGTGTAAATAATCCCAAAGAACGTGTCATCATGTTTCAGCCCTCGCAGGATGTCAATGCAGTTCTGCCTCATGTGATACCAGGGTGATTCAAAGTTAAATCCGGCCGTAGTGATGATGTACGTCAATGGCTGCGTGCGCGCACCCATACCTGTCTCAATAACCTTCAGAACTTCGTTAGTCGGGTGCGCGTGGAACTCGTCAATGACAGCGATATGAGGACTTAATCCATCCAATGTTCCGGCTTCCGCACTCAAGGCTTCCATGAAGCTGTCATTTTGCTCAAATATTACCCTGTGTTGCATAACCTTTAACAGGTCGCGTATTGTTTCGCTGTCCTGCTTCAGTTCGCGCCCCATCATTTTGGCGGCATTGTACACGATCTTTGCCTGATGCCTGGTTGTTGCGGCGCTGTAAATCTGTGCTGTTTGTTCGCCATCTATCAATAGGCCACCGAGCATGATAGCGGCTGCCTCTTCCGTCTTTCCTTGCTTTCGGGCAACTTCCACAAAAGCACGCCTGAATCTGCGTCCTTTGCCATCATTACGCTGCCATCCAAACAGCACCGCCCACCGGAAAGCCTGAAAGTCCTGTATGTTGAAAAATTGTCCTTTCCACTCTCCGGAAGTGTGGCGAAGTATGGAAATAAAGGAAATCCAGCGCTCTGCTTCCTGTTCATCAAAGTGGTACGGGAAGTCGGGCGTGCCTTGTCGCTTCAGATCGTTTAATTGCCTGGCAACTGCGTTCTTCACATAGTCACAAACAGGAACAATACCTGCCTGCACCGTCTTGATGTATCGGTTGTATCCCTCTAACATTTACACGGCTTTCTTTGGCTTTGTGAGTATTGCCAGTATCGGGTCTTCCTTTTTGACCTCTTTCTTTTTCACGTGAATACTTTGCCGTGCGCGTGGCGTGAATCCGAACTGCTCGCGGAGCGGTTTGATTACCGCTTCCATGTCGCGGTAAACCCTGAATGCCGGATGCGTTTTTTCGCCGTCCAAAAATCCTTCACGCTGCATCATCAGGAATGCGTCACGCTGGATAAGGACTGATTCAACGTAGGTAGCAATACTGTCAGCGTCCTGATCGGACAAAATATCGAATTGGCGAAGGTGGTTAACTACTTCGTTCCACTTTGCAATTTGGGGTTTATTGAAATGCGCGGGCGGCTTCAGGTCGGTGCTTTCAGTTGCTTTTAACCTGCTCCCGTGTCGGTCTGCTCTGTATGTGCCTTCTGCTTTGTGCGCGCTCTCCGGCTTTGGTGGCCTTCCCATGTTTTTACGTTTTTAAAAAGTTACTGTTTTGCCGTCGCGTGTGCGCGGTTAGCGGTAAGGATGTTAAG